GTATAGCTGGTGTTAGTTTCTCTGTAAATTATTATTAAAAATGGATAAAATATTAACAAATTATATTAGCAATTCAGCAGGTATGCCTGTTGTTGGTGCTCATTGGGATTTCTTACAAAACAATATAACAACATTAAATACTGTATCTATTGGTTCAAATTCAAATTATGATTTTGTTACAAATAATAGTATTCCTGTTGCGTTGTATGGTTGTGTAAAGTCAGGATTAACTTCTACTTCTGTTGTTTTAACATCAGGTGCAATTTTGTGGAAAAATGAAATTTTCTTTATTGATGGTGGTAACTATACTAAAACAAGCGGTCAGACATTTGTTTTAAATAAAGTTACAACATTTACTAATAGTAAAGACCCTATTCAATACACCGATTTGCAATTCCATAATACTTTAGCTACTAGAAAATTAAATGTAATAGGAACTACAAGTTTTACATCTGATATGGTTGATTTGCAATTATTATCTTATTTAAATGCAAGTTATAATGATACAAGTATAACAGGTTCTGGAAGTATTTTTAATGCACCTTCAGGAGTAACAAACTGTACAATAAATAGTCAAAATGTAACTTTGGATAAAATAGGAACTACAATAACTGTTAAAGGTCAAATTAATTATACTGTAAATTCTAATTCTACACATCAAATAACATTAAATTTAAAAAGTAATTTTTATAAATCTACTAATGTTATTGAATATTATCCGTTAACAGGTTCATATTTAAGAAGTGGTACATATTATCCTTTTAATACTCAAATTACAACAGGACTTACTGGAACAGGTACATTAGGAATATCTAGTTCTTTATTAACTAGCGATGTTGTTTCATTATATTTTTGTTTTAGTTATCAATGTGATTCAATAGGATAAAAATAAAAAAGCCTTAGATTAATTTCTAAGGCTTTTTTTTATTGTCTCCATTCTATACCAGACATATCGCAAAAATCTTGATATATTTTTTGTTGGTTATTAACTTCTCTCCATATTTTAATTAATTCTCTATGACTTTCTATTGTCTCTTTTAGTTTTCTTTCGGATTCTTTTATTGTTATTAATCCATAAGTATTAGGTGCATTATTTGCGTAATAAATAGCTTGTTTAATTAAATCATTAGGTATAATATCTTTTAATTTTACATTAATATCCATAATTTATTTTTTACAGTTTTTACAATTTTGTTTATGAATAGGTGAACTATTATTTGATGCTTGAATATATTCACATGAATCAATAATTACTATTTCATAGTTAAAAAATTTATGACCTCTAATTATTTCTTTATCATGATTTATACACGAAAAAAAGCATAACGATAATATAAGTATAAATATTTTAGTTTCCATGTTTTATTTTTTTTTACTTAACAATGTTATAACTAATCCAATAACAGGACTTAATAATAATGCCCAAAATGATGACCACCAAAAACCTATTTTTCTATTGTTACCAATCGCACCAACGATTACAACAAAACATAAATACATTATTACATTCATAAGTTAAAATTTATCTATACCATTTAATTTTTGAATACTACCTCTTTTAATAACCATGTGATTTTCCCTAATAGCTTCATGTACTATTTCACGTAATACTTCAGTAGGTTTTATATTAAACCTTTTAGATACTTCAATTATTGCTTTAAAAACATCTTCCTCAACCCTAGCACCTATTCTTTCTGTCAAATAGTCTTTTTCCCTCATAGTACTTTGGATTACAGAATTTCTTTGCAAAATCATTTAATAAACTAGATTCGCTTGTTTCAAGCTGTTCGCTTAATATCAAAAAATGATTTCTAGCATTATAATCAACTCTAATATTAACAAATATTTTTTTTGCCATTTGTACAACAAATTAAAAGTTTAATAAACAAATGTATAAAATTTGTTTATGATTTACAAATACACTCAAAATATAGATTCAGAAACGCCAATAATGTGCATTAATACGCATATTGGTGATGAAACTCGTGAAGATGGTAGTGTAGATGAAGGTGTAAGTGGTAGCCAATTTCAAGAAGAATTATTATCACTTTGCCAAATGGGCAAAAAGAAAGTTGATGTATGGATAAATAGCGGTGGTGGTTCTATTGTAGAAGGATATACCATATTTTCAACTATTTTAAACGCACCTATTGAAGTTAATACATATTGTATGGGGCTTTGTGCTTCTATTGCAGGTGTTATTTTCCAAGCTGGAAAAAATAGAATTATGTCAGATTATGGCATTTTAATGATGCACAATCCTTGGGGTGGAGAAAATGACAAAGCATTGGAAGCAATGAAGAAAAGTTTAGTTGTAATGCTATCTGCCAAATCAAAACTATCTACTTCAAAAATGGATAGTATTATGAATGAAGAAACTTGGTACGATGCTTCACAAACTTTAAAAGCTGGTTTATGCGATTCAATTTTAAATACGAGCGAAGAACCATTAGAAAAGTCTTTAGCTTCTTATTCAATTGCAAAAAACTATTTCAACAACGCAATTAGTAAACCAATAATTGATAAATCTATGAATTTTAAATCAATCTGTAATCGTCTTGCGATTGCTGAAGTTGATAGCGAAATGGCATTGTTAGATTCTATTGAAGAAATAGTAAACAAAGCTAAACGCTCTAAAGCTGAAGCCGAAGACGAATTAGACAAAGCGAAAGCAGAGTTTAAAAAGAAAAAAGATGAGATGGATGCTTTAGAAGATAAATGCAAAAATCTTGAAGAAGAAATGAATGGCTACAAAGCTAAAGCTGAAGAAGAAGCTAAAAACGCTATAACTGTAAAAGCTAAAGCAATGGTTGAATCTCACGCTAAAAGAGGTGCTATTCAAAATTCATCTATTGATAAATGGGTGAATAAAGCGGTAATTGATTTTGATGGTACAGAAGAACTATTAAATGAAATTGCACCAAGCAAACAAGCACCAAGTAAGATTGAAGAAGCTAAAAACCATGTACAATTAGATGGTATTGCGGTTGTTTCATCTAAAATGGCTGAATTAAGAAACAAATTTAACATTTAATTAGAAACCTATCATGGCTGAAGGATTAGTTATTAGTGACGTAACCTACGCAGGTGAAGCGGCAAGTTACATGATTACAAGAGCCGTAGTTGGTGCTGATACAATTGAAAAAGGTTGTATCAACGTTCAAGACGGTATTAAAAAGAAATTTACTATTCCTAGAGTAGAAGTTTCTGGAATGTTCCAAAAGAGAAAAGCAACTCCAACATCACAAGGTGCTCATACTGTTGATGCGGTTACTATTACTCCTCAAGACATCATGCTTTACACAGAGTTTAACCCTCGTGATTATGAAGCACATTGGTTCGCAACTCAATTAAACACAAAATTAATTGACGAACAACTACCTCAAACTGCTGAAGCATTTACAATGATGCAAGTGATGAAGCGTTCAAATGAGTTCTTTGAGAACCAAATCTGGAGAGGTCGTATTGATTACGATTTAGATGGTAACGCTGTTGACCCTACTACAAAAGGTGATTTAGCTGGTGCTTCTGCATACTATTTCTTTGATGGTATCATTAAAAAAGCATTAGACAATTCAGGTACTGTACAAGTATCTTCTCCTGCTACATTAGTTTCAGGTACTGCTGGTGCAGGTGAAGAAAATATAGGTATTGCTTTATATCGTGCTTATTCTTTAGTCCCTGATGCTTTAAAATTCAAATACGGTGTAGGTGGTTTAAAAGTATTAATGTCTTACGGTACTAAACTTGTTTACGAACAATTTTTAACTGTAACTAATAACTTCAAAAACAACGATACTACTGAAAAAGGTATTGACAGATATTTAGGTTATGACATTGTACCTCTTGCAGGTATTCCAGCAAATACATTTATTTTCTGTATTGCTAAACCTGACATTGATTCTAACTTATGGTTAGGTGTAAACTCAATGGAAGATAATCAATTACAATTACAGAGATTACAAAATAACTCTGAATTGTTCTTTATCAAAGGTTTATTCAAAATGGATACTCAAATCGGTTTTGCTGACCAATTAGTAATTTACACTAAATTAACTGCTTAATAAAATGCCAAGATTTGCAATAACTCCAAATGAGGATAATACTGGTAGAGTATTAACTTATGATTATAAAAAACCTGCTTACGCTTCAACTTTATCTGTTAAGCCTAACGCATTTAAAACGTACATTGAACCTGCTGTTTTAACAGGTGCAATGACTGTAAACGCTGTTACAACTAACGCACAGGAATATGATGAATTGGTTTTCATTTTACTTTCTGATACTACTTCAAGAACTGTAACTTTTGGTACTAACTTTAAAACAACAGGTACAATTGCACCTGCTATTTCTAAAAGTGCTACTATTAGTTTTGTTTTTGATGGTACTAACTGGCTTGAAACAGGTAGAGCGGTAATGGCTTAGTACTATGAGTAGCTTAGAAATTGCAAAAGGTGTATTTGAAAATATACCTCACGTTTCGAAAGTTTGGGTAAAAGATGAAGAATATCATATTAATAAACCTAATTCAGAAGGTTGGGAGTTAATTGAGAAATCAGAAATCACAGAACCTAAAAAAACTAAATCAATTAAATAAACTTAAAAGCCCTTACCTCATAAGTGAGGGCTTTTTTAATAACTAAAATATGTCATTAAGTAAAAATACATTTAATAGAGGGCAAGGCGGTTTAGGTCGTACTACTCCTAATAATGATGGTATTTCAGGCTTTATTGGTTATGTTTCTAGTGTATCAGGTACAAGTATTACAGCTTCACAAGGCTATAAATTGTATGGAATTTCTGATTTAGAAGCATTAGGACTAACTAATACAAGTATTGGAGAAACCCAAGCTACTGCCGTTGATACTATTAGTATTACTACTGCTGGTGCTACAAATGATACTTTAGAAATTAAATTTACCAATTATGATGGTACTGTTATTTCTTTAGGTGTTTATACTGTTGCATCAACTGATACTACTGCTACATTACAAGCAACTGCAATTAAAGCATTCATTAACTCATACACTTGGAAACATGGTTTTGTTTGTAATGATGGTTCAACAGGAACTAAAAAAACATTAGTAGCACCTGTTGGACTTGGTATTTATCCAAATACTAAAACAGTAACATTCACTCAAAATAGCGGTGCTACTATGGTACTTGCTTCTGCTGTTGCATTTAGTAGTGGTGTTGCTAGTGTTTTAAATCCAATTTACTATCATGTTTCAGAATATTTCAGAGCGAATGCAAACGGTATTTTATACTTTATGCTTTGTACTTCTGAATCTGATTATAGTGTTGGTTTATTAGCATTACAATCATTTGCTAATGGTAGTTTAAGAAGATGCGGTATTTACTCTACTGCTTCATTTACAACAGGTAAAGTAACATCTTTACAAACAGTAGCAACAACATTAGAGGGTAGTAATTACAATAATCCTTTATCACTTATTGCAACATTTGACTTTAGTGGTACTGCTTTTGCTTCTTTACCTTCATTGGTTTTAAGTTCAAAAAATGTAAGTATTTCAATAGGTCAAGATGCTGGTGCTAACGGTTTCAAAATTTGGAATGCACAAGGCAAAACAGTTGGTTCAGTTGGAAATGCTATTGGTACTCGTTCAAGTGGTCAAGTAAGTGACTCAATCGGATACAAAGGTAAATTTAACGTTACTGATGGTACTGAATTAAATGTAGTTTCAATTGGTTGTACTTCTAATCCATTAGTTTCTAGTTTAACACCTTCTCAATTAGATTCACTTGATAATTTAAGATATTTATTCTTAATTAAAGGCAAAACTATTGATGGTACATTCTACAATAATGGCAATACTTGTATAACTCTTACAAGTGATTACGCTTATATTGAGAATAACGAAACTATTGATAAAGTTGTAAGACTTGCTAACGCTGATTTAGAGCCATTTCAACAAAGTTCAATATTGTTAAATGCAGATGGTACAATAAGTACATTATCAGCAAATGCAATTGAACAAGCTATTGAAACTGACTTAAATCAAGTTGTATCAGATGGTGATATTTCTGCTGTTAGTGTATCAGTTCCAACTTCTCAAAATGTTGTAAGTACAGGAATTGTAAACGTTACGATTAAAATTGTTCCTGTTGCAATTGCTAGACAATTTACAATTAATATTGGTTTTACTCCTAAATTATCATAATCATGGCGATAGTAAATACAAGCGGAGTTATGATTAATGGAATTAATTATAGCTGGGGAAACATCACTATTTTATTGTTCGGTAATCCTATTATTTCTTCACAAAAAATTGAGTTTAAAATGGCTCAATCGAAAGATAATACTTACGGACTAGGTTTTGATGTTATTTCAAGAGGTTACGGAAATAAGACTTATGAAGCTACTATTGATATGCTTCAAGATGATTGGCAAAGTATTGTAGCATCTAGTCCAAATCATGATCCTTTAAATATTCCACCTTTTCAAATTAGAGTTGTATTCGGTGGTACTCGTGTTACTGCAAGAACAATTAAATTAAACAATTGTGAGTTCCTTGAAAATAGCTTAACGGCATCACAAGGAGATACTAAATTACCTGTTTCAATACCTATTATTTTTGCAGGTTTAGAATCATAAAAAGAGAGGGTTTAATTACCCTCTTTTTTTTTTATATTATTTGTTGTACATTTGGGAAACAAAATATTTAAACTATGGCAAAAGAACTTGAAACAATTGATACAAGAGAGCAAGAAGCAATAAAACTAGGTGCTAAACATTGTATTTATTTTGGTGATAATGAGCAATACAGACTTTATTTAACTGAAATTAATAGATATGTACTTTCTTCTGTATTTGTTGAATTTGCAACTGACCCTATTGTAGGTGCTGAAAAATTACTGGGTAGTATTTGTATACCTTCAGTATCTAATTTAAATGAATTTTTTGATTTACCAAGTGGTTCAGCTATGGGAGTTGCTACCGAAATTATGGGTATTATAGAGGTAAAAAAAAGTTCTACGAAGAAATTATAGTAGAAAAAAAACAGTTTTTAAAAGGTAGCGAATATGAGAAAATTGATGCTCTTATTCGTTACCACTTTCATATTAACACAGATTTATTAAGTGATGTAGAATTTTTTGAACTTTGGGCTAAATTAGAATGGGTATTAGAACAAAAGCGAATTGCTAACTCACCTGTAACAAATGGCTAACGAAAAATTAGAATATAAATTAGTTGTAAAAGACCTTGCTAGTGGTGCTTTAAAAGAGGTTTCTTTAAATGCTAACCAAGCTGATAGGGCTTTGGGTAAGGCTAGTAAATCTGCGTCAGGTTTCTCAAATTCTTTATCGGTATTCAAAGGTAGTGTTGCATCTTCTGCATTCACTTCTTTAATTGGTTACGCTAAAGAAATGGCAGGTGCAATGTGGGATTTAGGGACTCAAAACGATTTTGCTAAAGCATCATTTACGGCTATGTTAGGTGGTAATTCTAAATTAGCTGAACAACATATTTCTAAGTTGCGTGAAATGGCACAAACTACTCCATTTGAAACAAAAGACTTAATAGATGCTTCTAAAACTTTACAACAATTTGGTGTTAATGTTGATTCGGTTATACCATTAATGAAATCATTAGGAGATGCTAGTGGTGGTAACTCTGAAAGGTTTAAATCAATGGCATTAGTAATGGGTCAAGTTACAAGTGCCGGTAAATTACAAGGTCAAGACTTAATGCAATTTATAAATAGTGGTTGGAATCCATTAAATGAAATTGTTAAGCGTACAGGCGAATCAATGTCAGAAGCTAAAGACCGCATGAGTAAGGGTAGTGTGTCAGCTTATGAGGTTGCGACAGCTTTAAGTGATGCCACTAAAGAAGGTGGTAAGTTCTTTGGTTTAATGGATACTCAAAGTAAAACTGTTGGGGGGCAATGGTCAAACTTCACAGATTCATTACAATTATCATTGATAAGAATATGGGAATCAAATAATAGTTTATTTTCAGGAATTATAAGTAAAGCATCAGAGGTTGTAAATTGGTTTACTACAAACTGGAGTACAATAGTAGAAGTATTTAAACCATTAACGGATACTATAATGGAAATGGTTGGTGCTTTAGGAGATGCTTATAGACAAATGGGATTTGTTGGTGGTGCTGGCAATATATTAAAAACTATTTTTATTAATATTGGGAGAGTATTACAAGCATTAAAGCCTTTATTGTGGATAGTTAAAACATTATTTGTTGGAATTGTAAATATATTAGCTACTGTTAATAAATACATTTTTGACTTAATAGATGCCATAATGAAATTGTTTAAAATTACAGGTAAAGAGTTTAAATTTAAACAGCCTGTAGTTGAAAAAGCAAAGAAAGTAGAAGATTTTGCATCATTACTAAAAAAAGGTGGTGGGCAAGAATTTTTAGGTGCAAAAGCAACTTCAACAACTTCAACTTCTGCTACTAATGCAACAAAAACAGCAAGAACAAGTGATATAAAAAATATTACTATCAATATTGGTAAAATGATTGAAGACTTAAGAATCGTAACTCAATCAGATAGTAAAATTGTATCAGTAATAGAAAAAGAGGTTAAAAAAGTAATTGCATTAGCCGTAAATGACTTCAACGCTTTAGCAAACTAATATGGCAAATATACTTGATATACCAGCAAACGGACAACAAGCAAGAGATGCAGGTGGTTTTTTAATTAGAACTATTGGCGGTTCTGTTGCAAAAACTGCTATATTTTCGGCTACAATGCCACAAGGTACGGCATACACAGATCAAGAATTAAAAAAAGGAACTCTTAATATAAATAATAATTATACTGCACCTGATGAGGGTTTAAGTA